ATGATGTAAATGATGATGGTTGAATAGGATTACAGAAGTTTGCCGTGGGGATAATTGGTACACCAATCAGGGGAAGATACTCTGAGCGAATGCTTACCCCATCGGCAGGAAAATGGGTTAGACAGCTATCAATCAGAACTCAGTTGGTGACAGGTACAGATATAAGTCAAGTAGATGGCAATCGAATGATTGGTGCCCAATCAGGTGCGTCTGCAACCATTGACCATGTAGAGTTCTACAGATATTTGAACTATGACGTATATGATATTTACTTTGATGAAACAACACTATCCTCTGAATTTGTACCCTATGAGAATGTAACCATCGAAGGTCTAAGTGGTATTGTGTTCAATATCTTTCCTGTCTTCTCCAAGGCAGTTGTATTAAGATCAGGTACTGGATACAATCAATGAACAACTCTTCCAATCGTCAATCCATCATATGCTGGTGTCGGTGGTAGATGCACAATTGATGTTGTTGGATTATCTGGTGAGATTAAGCATGTCTCAATCAATGAGTTTGGGGCCGATATTTTTCCAGATGAGGGGGCAATTCTCGAAATTTCTGATATTACTGTGTCTGATATTGTAATCCCAGTTTCGACTTATGTTGTCAATCTCGAAAATCTTGGGGATGGACAGGCTATTGTCAATATCATTGTTGGTGGAATATGTTACCACTCTGGGCGCTATACAGACGAAACTGGGTTGCTGTCATCATTTGATCGGATTCAAGACTCTGATTACTATCAGGCATTTTCTTATGTGATTAAGTCTGACTTGTCTTTATCAAAGTATAAATCAAACATGGCATTAACACATCCTGCCGGTTACAAAATGTTTGGTGAATTCCATTATACCAAGAATGTTGCAGATGATGTTACATCATTCATTCGTCCAACCTTATCTGGGACTTTAACAATAGAATAGTCTCTCTAAATAATATTTAATATATAAACCGGATAGACACCATGCCTTACACCCTTAAAACAAACAAGTCACTTCGCATGCATAACTCAGAGCATTTTCTGAATTCTGTAACTAATTCTGTTGATTCTGTATATACGTTTGTAGGCAAAGGTTCTGTCTGGGGTAGCCCTGATACACCCCCTACCTCTGTCTCTGACAACGAACTTACCATTCGTAGGTGTCACATGGACATGATGGCAGTCAAGAAGATTCCAGTCACTGACATGATGCCCGTTATTGCGCGATATGACTGGGTATCCGGTCAGGTGTATGATGAGTATCGACCAGACTATTCCCCTGATACACCATCATCTACTGGGGCTACATCATTGGAGGATGCCAAGTTTTATGTCAAGAACTCATCCAATAATGTCTATAAGTGTATCTCAAATAACATAGGTGTGCCGTCTACTGTTCATCCAACGTCAACCTCATTGGGTGTATTCCAAACCGCAGATGGTTACATATGGAAGTTTATGTATGCTATCTCAGGGGCGGTGATGCTCAAGTTTGGTGATGAGAACTGGATTCCTGTAGCAACTGATTCAGCGGTTTCGGCTGCTGCTGTTGATGGTGCAATATCATCTGTTGTGGTCAAGTCTGGTGGGGCTGGTTATCCACCATCAACCACTGTTCCTGTCTATATTGAAGTGGATGGCAACCTAACCGCAGAAGCACGAATCACTGCAACGGTTACGGGTGGTGCCATCACTTCGCTATCAAACCTAATCAATGTTGGAACAGCACTTGGTCACTATACTCCAAACTATGTCAACATGCCAGTTGTTCTCAGACAGATTACCTCAACTGGGATTGCTGAGTCTGCAACTGCCCTAATCACAACCAACAACTATGGTAAGATTGGTTCAATCACTTTGAAAGCGGGTGGGTCTGGATATACTACAGGAACAGTTTACATTGAGCAATCAATGGCAACGGGGGTTGCTGTCACTGATGGTGCAGGTACAATCACCTCAGTCACCATTCCTAATCTGATGGGTGGTGCCAATAATACCATGGGTGAATGTAAGGTTGTTGCATCACAAGGCTCTGGGTTTGTTGGACTGTGCGTTGTGTCTCCTATTGGCGGTCATGGATATAATCCAGTTAAAGAGTTGCTATGTTCGACCATTGCCCTTACAACAAAACTTATTGCGCCTGCTGATTCTGCTGATGTTCCACCAGATATTACTTTCCGTCAATTTGGTGTTGTCATCAACCCAACGACATATGGCACAGATACAATTTTCACTGGTCCTGCTGCCGTCACCGTTACCAAGTTGAATGTGTCAGCCGTTTCTAATGGTGGTGCATTTGCCAAGGGGCAAATTGTTTATGGCGGCACATCTGGTGCCAAGGCACAGATCGTGTCCACTGCCGTTGCTGGTGTGTTGTCAATCGTCTATACCAACAACTATAAGTTTGTTCCGTCAGAACTACTATACATTGACTCAACTCATTCTGCAACTATCAATTCAATCACTAATCCAGAAGTTGAGAGACAATCAGGTGATATTGTGTATTTTGAAAATGTTGCGCCCGTAACAAGAAATGCATCACAGATTGAAACGATCAAGGTTTTCTTCAACTTCTGATTTATATTTGTGCATATAAATACCATTATATAAATAATACACACGATAGGATTATACATGGCTGATTTTTCAGTATCCCCATACTTTGACGACTTTGACGAAAACAATAAGTTCGTAAAGGTTCTTTATCGTCCCGGTTATGCCGTGCAGGTTCGTGAACTTAACGAAATGCAATCAACCATTCAAAACCAGATCACACGTTTTGGTAAGAACATTTTCAAGGAAGGTTCTGTTGTTATTCCCGGTGCAATCAATATCGATACTGCCGTTCGGTATGTTAATATTGACGGTCTGTATAATGCCTCATCTGTTGAAACCTATTTGGATGACATGGTTGGATCAATCATTACTGGGTCTGCAACCAACATCAAGGCAAAGGTCATTGCCGTAGTCAAGTCAAATCAAACTGACGGACCATGCCTGATGGTCAAGTATATTGACTCAGGTACAAACGAGGAAGAGGATACCCGTGAGTATCGCTTGAATGAAGTGCTTACTTCAAACAGTTCAACGGTTTCAGGGATTGTGCGCACGGTCAAAACGATTACGACTGGTGATGTATCCGGTAAGGGTTCTGTTGCTATTGTTACCCGTGGTGTTTATTTCATTCGTGGTTACTTTGTTCTGGTTGAACCACAAACAATTATCCTTGACAAGTTTTCTAATACCCCATCATACCGTGTTGGCTTTGATGTGATTGATGATATCATCACACCTGAAACCAATTTGGCACTGCTTGATAATGCAAATGGTACGCCAAACTATGCTGCCCCCGGCGCACATCGGTATTCAATCTCCCTGACGCTCGATAAGCGTGTCATCAATGCAACGAATGTTCGTAACTTCGTTGAGGTCACTCGTGTCATCAATGGTTCTGTTCAGAAGACAACCAAGCTATCCGATTATAACATGATCGAAAAGGCAATGGCACAGCGTACCGCTGATGAGTCTGGTGACTATACCGTTAATCCTTTCCAGTTCAAAGTTAATGAGCATCGTAACAATAATCGTGGTCAATGGGTTGCAGGTAAATCATATCTGATTGGTGACATTGTTTCCAATGCCTCCAAGAAATTTGTTGCCCTGAATTCTGGTACGTCTGGTTCTACTGCACCAGTAAATGAAGTGGGAACAAATAATGATGGTGTTGTTGTCTGGGCATTCTCAGAGAAACCACCCTATAACCGTGGCATCTATAAGCCTGAAGATGGTGGTTCTGAGGGGTCATACGCGATTTCCGTTGATCCGGGTAAGGCATACATCCAAGGTCATGCAATTGAGAAGACCAAGAACGAATATGTAACGATTACAAAGGCCCGTACCACACGACAAGTAACCCGAGATATTCTTGATACACGCCTTGGTGATTATATTCTTGTAACCAAGCTCCATGGTATTCCAGAGGTTACTAAGTTTGGTACTGTTGATCTCTACAATCGTTTGACTTCAACTGTTGGTGTTGCATCTGGTACAAAGATTGGTACTGCAAATGTTCGTGCAGTTGAATATGAATCTGGTACAATTGGTACGGAGACTGCAGTTTATCGTTTGTATCTGTTTAATGTAGATATGATTCGTGGTGCAGACACAGTTAATGGTGCATCATTTGGTCGTGAAGTCAAGCAGATTTTCCACAATGCTGGTACTCCTGCTCTGTCATTCTCTGCTGACGTTGCATTCACTGTTGGTACATCTACTCGCCTGACTGGTTCTGTTTCTGCATCTGGTACTGCCGTTACTGGTAATGGCACACTATTCCTTACCGAATTGAAAGCAAATGACGTTATCGTTGTTGGTTCAACATTTGGCGTTGTTGCTGCAACACCAACGGACGATACTCATCTTACATTAGTTGGGGCAACATTATCTGCAACCAATCAAGTTGGATGGAGACTTGAGACAGAAACCCCTGCACGCATTGCCAATTCGTCTTTGATTTACAAGCTATCCAAGACCTATGTTAAATCTGTGCGTGGTGCAGCAGAAGCCTATGCAACCAGCTATTATGTAACTCAGGCATTTGATGTTACAACCAATGCCTCTGGTACTGCCGTATTCAATCTGAATGCAGCAATTGACGTGACAACCGTCGGTACTGCATTCTCCTATGCAGATACCCGCAAGACAATCGTTATCAATAAGGCAACTGGTGTTGTTGCCTTACCAACATCCATCTCCGGTTCTGACACAGACATGACCATCACAGGTGGTCTTGCAAATAATACAAATTATTTGATTTATACCCCAGTGTATAAATCAGGTGTCACTGCAAAGGAAAAGATTAAGACTAAGGTTTCTAATGCAGTCACTGACTTCACTACTGCTGCCCTTGCATCTGCGACTAAACTCTATTTGAATAAGGCAGACGTTATTCGCGTAACCAAAGTGGAAATGTGTTCTGGTTTCGGTGCATTCAATGATGCAACTGCGGTTGATGTTACCAAGAACTTTAGATTTTATAATGGGCAAACAGAATCAGCATACACCATTTCATATGTTAAACGACTATCAGCTATTCCAACTGGAACCATTCGTGTAACGCATGATTATTTCACCCATTCTGCTGGTGATTACTTTGATGCAAACTCATATTCATCAATTGAATATGATGATATTCCATATTTCAATGGCAATCGATTGACCGATGTTCTTGATTTCCGTCCCCGTGTTGCAAATTCTTCTACTGCATTCACTGGTACAGGATCATCATTGACCCAGATTCCGAAATTTGGATTTGATGCCATCTGTGATTATTCTTATTACCTTGGCCGTAAGGATAAGTTGGTCCTGACAACCAATGGGGCATATACTGATCTTAAGGGTGTTCCATCACTTAAGCCAATTCAGCCAAATGATATGTCCAATGCAATGACATTGGCTAATCTGGATATTCCACCCTATGGATTGAAGGTGTCTGATGTATTGGTTGATGCTGTTGATAACAAGCGTTATACCATGCGTGACATTGGTAAGATTGAGAAGCGTGTAGAGAACCTTGAGTATTATACTGCACTCTCTTTGCTTGAACAAGAAACATCAAACATGCGCATTACTGATGAGGTCGGTTTAGACCGTTTCAAGAATGGGTTCCTTGTTGATTCATTTTCTGGTACGGGTGTTGGTAATGGTGCGTCCATTGATTATACCTGTTCCATTGACATGGAAACCAAGACACTCCGCCCTGATTTCGTGATGAATAGTATTGAACTGATTGAAAAGAACAGTCAATCAGTTCAGCGTGCAACCGATGGTTATCAGGTTACTGGTGATATGGCAACCCTTCCATATACCCATCAGGCATTCATTACTCAGTCTCATGCATCACGAGTTCAGAATGTTGCACCGTATATGGTGTTCACATTTGTTGGTAATGTTCGCTTGAATCCAACGACTGATGTTTGGTTTGATACAACCCATCGTCCTGACATTATTCGTAATGTCGCTGGTAACTTTAACGCCGTGCGTGACTCCTTGCGTACTTCTGGTGCGATTACTTCTGTATGGTCTTCATGGACAGCAAGACGCGATGCAAACGGTAATCTGACTGATACTGAATTCGATGCAATGCGTGTTGCGCGAGGTTATGATGCCACTACGGGTGTAGACACAGCACACTACGATGAAGACCGCACTCGTTCAGTCACAACCCAAACAGTAGTAGAACGAATTGATAGTGTTGTAGTTAGTGATAACGTCATTGCCTCTGCAATGATTCCATTCATGCGCTCACGTTCAGTTAAGTTTGTGGCAAAGGGTATGAAACCATTAACAAATCTGTATGCTCGTTTTGATAATGTTGATGTTGATGCCTATGTTACTCCAGCAACTTATATCAAGGCTGTTGCTGTATCTGGGTCATCTTCCACATTCGACACAACCACAAAGGTTGGTGCTGACGTAGAAGAATCTTATCGTACCACTTCCAATGAGATTGATACCTGCTTTAATGAAGGCGATGTACTGTATGTTTCAACTCGTGGTGCAACATCATACACCTTAAGTACATCCCCTGCAACTGCTGTTCTTGGTATGCAAGATAAGATTACGGGCAACACATTTGTCCATCTATTTGTTGTCAATAGAAAGGGCACTTTCCTTGCGGGTGATATTATCACAGGTTCTATCTCTGGTGCAAAGGTAGAGATTGATGGTGTAGCAAACAAGTCACTTGGTAATGTATTGCGTTCAACCACCAATGGTAATGTTTGTGGGGTATTCACCATTCCTGCAACAGATGAGCGTCGATTCCGTACTGGCACAAAAACATTTGTTCTCACTGATGTTAATTCTAACAATCAAATTCTGTCAACAACAAATGGTGTTGGCCGGTATATCGCCACTGGTACGCTCAATACCATGCAGAAAACTATTAACTCAATCCGCAATGGTATCATATCAACCAGCACAGTAACTGAAACAGAATCACGCGCCCATCCTGATCCCCTCGCACAGACATTCACCGTTGATTCAATTGGTGGTGTGTTTGTAACAAAGATTGACCTGTTCTTTGCGTCAAAGGATGCTGACGTTCCAGTTACAGTTCAATTGCGTGATGTTGTCAATGGGTATCCCGGTCCAAATGTTATTCCATTCTCATCTGTTGTTGTTGACCCAGATGACATTAATGCCAATGCAGATGTTGCAACCACTGCAACCACTGTCACATTTGAAGCCCCTGTTTATCTAAATGATAATACAGAGTATTGTGTTGTCCTTATTTCTGATTCAACCAACTATAATGTTTGGATTTCTCAGATGGGTGATCTTGAATGGAAATCAACCATTCCTATTTCAACCCAGCCATCCCTTGGTTCATTGTTCAAATCACAGAACAACACAACTTGGACAGCAGAACAAACACAGGATTTGAAGTTCACTCTATACCGCGCAAAGTTCTCCCTTGCGACTGGTACGGTCAAGCTGATGAATAATCGTGTTCCAATGGCAGCACTTGAAACTAATCCATTCACAACCAAGGCTGGTTCAAAGATTGTACGTGTCAGTCATGTCAGCCATGGTATTCCCACGGGGAAACAGGTAATGTTTGCTGGTGGTGCTGTTACTGCACAAAATGGTATTCCTGCTGCTGAGTTGCAAGGTCTGTTCACAATCTCTAATGTGACTCTTGACAGCTATACTATCACTGTTCCAACAACGAATGCAACCGTAACGGGTCAATGTGGTGGTGCAGGCTACTTTGCATCTACTGATTATCAGTATGACGTTATCAATACCAACATCACCATT